ATCTCCTGTGGCAGCATATCCAAGACCACCGCCTATTGCAGCACCAGCAATCGCTATCGTGACAGGTTCACACATTATTTAATCTCCATAAAAAATTTCTTAAAAGGAACACCTCTTACCATAATAGGTTTCTCTTCTATTTCAAACCCCATACTCTCAACCCATCTGAGAGAAATCTTGTTTTTCGTAGATACATAATTCTCAATATAATTGAATCCCGCAATCGCCTCGTCAAATAACTTTTTTGTCAGCGTTATAAAAAGCCTTTTATCGGCAACCAGAACGTCGGTACCAAGCATCCAGGCTATTCCCCGATTACTTAATAATGTTCCACGTGAAACACCTATCATACCTTCTGGGATACCATCGCCCAATATAGTCCAACAGTTGCCTTGAGCCTCAAGTCCTTTTCGTAAGGCTTTATATGGAGACGATCGGCTTGAAGCCCAAACCTCTTCAACATCATCCTCTCTCATCCGATGAGCAATCGGCAATATATCAGCCTGTATTGATTTTCTTATTTCAACTTGTTTACGGGTTTTCAACAACATTAACCTCTGGTAAAATGCTAAGTATCGTCATTGGTAAAGGATCTACCTGCCTTATAAATATCGTTCCGTCATGATTATGGATAGGCAGAAGGTTCTTTTCTATAACGCCATTAATTAATGCCTGTCCTTTATTAGCATGAACGCCTACAGGCTTATACGGTTCCAATTCAGATGAATTAGGACCAATCCTCAACCCAGCAGTTTTCTTTACTCTTATTTTGAGTATGGGAATAGTCTTCTTTCTTGCCAGAGAATAAGCGTAGGCATTATTAACACCCGTAAGATCCACTCCGATAGGTTCTAAATCGCTGGTATAAGGCAAGCCGATATGAATCCTGGAAGCGGCATCTGCCAACGTAACAGAACCTCCCGATACTGTCTTTGTGGTCAAATCCGAATCCAGAGGATTATGGGCGGTACCGCCATCTGCAAGGACAGAAACACTCTCGCCTTCAAGATGGCCTAATCCAGAAACGGTAGTTACGGCTTTCCTTACTTCACCGCCAGTCGTATAAGCCGTAAATTCGTCTCCGTCTAAATCGGTATCTATTATCGCTGTTCCGCCAGATACATAGGTAGTAAATGATGACGAATCTAAAGTCACACCTGCTATACTTTTAAGCGTAACAGTCGTGGTAGTAGCAGTATTAACCTGATAAGTGTTGCCATTAAGCTCTGTCATACCCACAACTCCTGAGATTTCCACCTGTTGTCCTTCTGTATGAGAATGCGCTCCAATGGTAATCTCGCAAGGATCGGCTTCAGATGCGGCAGTTATTGTATATGTAGTGCCTGTCCGATTATACAGCTCAAAAGTGTTTGTTGCCTTATTTCCAATTTTATATCTATTGTCGTTAAGTTCTGTCATACCACCGACTTCCGCAAAGTCTACAAAATCAGCATCCGTAAATCCATGTGCGGGGGCGGTAACAACTACTGGTTTGGCTGCTGTTGCGCCAGAAACAGTAACGGGATTATCAAGGCTCAGGCCGCTATCCACAAAGAAAGAGTCCTTTATATCCAATACATCTCTATTTTTTAATCTCTCTACATATCTCATTGTGCTGGTACTACCCGTAGTACCTTCGATTGTACGTTCTACAACAAAATAAACTCCATATTCGCTGGTCGTCTCGGTAATTGTTTCTACTGATTTAAACAGGCCGTCAGTCGTATGATGAGACCACGCCCATATCTGATGCTTCCTGAGATATGTAAGGGCGTTGACCGTACCATCATCCATTACGCACCATAGGATACTATCAGGGTCTCTGGCATAAGCCCACTCCACAATCGTCGCCTCTTCAAATAAATGCTTGGCAAGTAGAGTTAAATCGTCGCCAGAGAAGCCGTTATCTTCTATTGTATCCTGTAAATCCCTTACAGCCCTTCCTCCGTCCTGAACGTATATAAATGACTTCCCTATCTTTAAGGCCCTTATATTGCTCACTCCCCAGGATTCCTGTTCTTCTGCGCTAATATTATCAACGGAGAAGACTAGGCTCTCGCCAGTAGCAACGCGCCATACCCCAGAAGAAGTAAACAGGAACAAATCCTTCTGAGATTTCATATCTCTTATTTCGTTAACATCATCAGCAACAACATTAAATGTTATCGCATCGTCAGCCTGTGTGATAGCAGATACGTTCATATTGTTAAAATAACCGATTCTGCTTGCGAAGAAAGTCGAAGGCTTGTTCTCCGTACTGGCGTAAATCCTTCTCTGCTGGTGATATGTGAGGCATCTTGGCTTATTGTCCGATCCAGTAAAAGGGGTTTTGTTCTCAGGCGGCGTTATGCCGTAATCGGGCACAATGTAATTATCCTCAAAGGTATTCGTAGACGCATTGCCTATAAACCCGAATACACCCGAAGCGTTATCATCGCAATATACTTTCCATGTCACGCTGCCTGGGTCTGTCCACGTAAGGTCGTTTGTTCTTGTCGCATCTTCAGCTAAATCATGGTCTGCATCGTCAGAAGAAGAACCGATGCTTTCTTCATCCGTATCTTCGTCTATGGCAGTTACAACATAATCCCTTACGACTCCCGTATTACCGCTACTCGGAGTCGCGGTTAATCCTGTTGGCGCTGACACGCTAGAAGCAAAGGATAAAACCGCAACAGTCCATACATCATGCGCTGACCTTGTAATATCATACATATCGTAGTCAGGATGAGTTACTGTAAGCGTATCTGCATTTTGAGTAAATTTAAGACGCGACAGGCTGGCTTGTGGAAATACCGTGGTAAAGATTGGTATGGCCTCAACCGTGCCTCCTGACACATATGTAGTATAGGCGGAACTATCTATTGTAGTGCCAAATATATTTTTAAGGCTGATTGTATTTGCGGTTACGGCACTTATACGAAAGAACTTATTATTAAGTTCAGTCATACCCGCAACACTTGATATAAAAACCTCCTGCCCTACCACCAACGTATGAGAACCTATTGTCACTACACAAGGATCAGCCCTTGTCGCTGCCGTTATACTCACGGCAGAATTCATTACATACGCACCGTCTTTTATAACACGGAACGCTAGGTCGCTGAATTCCAATATATAGGTCTGTTCTGTGTTGAATCGGAATTTAACAAGGCGTGTTGTTTCGGAAGAATCATGGACTGCGCCTATAAACTCCAGACCAGCCCTATTGCTCGCACCGCCTTCGACATGAATAATTACATTCTTGGCTACTCTGCAAGCCGAATCGTATTTTGCCAGGTCTGCCCTTCCATACAAAGCTGGGCTGACCTCACCTCCAGCAAATGATAGTTGCTTATCAACAGGCAATTTTAACTCCTCGCTTGAATCAGGTCTGGCTCTGGCGCATCCCTGTTTACGCTTTCGTTGAGATTAGAAGCCTTGGCATTGGCTATTGCGTTGAGATATGACTGTTCAGCATTCTGCTTCAGCTTCAAATCGCCCGTTATCGGAATTGCTATCATTGTTGCCAACTTCCAGCCAATAGCTTCTACCGCTCTTGGCGAAAAGAGGGTTGGGTTTGACACCCTATATGTAAATCTTAGTTTAGCATCCTCCTTATCCGTATGTATCACCTTACCGCTTTTAGCATCATCAAGATCTATACGAAAAGGAACATCTGGCAGATTGTCCAGTTCCCTGACTATCTCCCTCGCTTTAACACATTGAGAAGGATACGTATATTCATAAAGCCACGGCAGGGGGGGCGGAACGGCATCGGTAGACTCTTTTAAAAGAGCCAGGTTTTCATAGAACGATGCAAAGTTCCAATCATGATCCTCGAATACAACATCCCTTGCAGTAGCATAGTTAGCGGCACAAAATTTACGCTCGTTGCTATCCTCGGTTAAAGAATTTACAAACGCTTTTGATGCGATATTTGCCAACGCCAAATTATATATCTCAACCTCACTTGCCACTCTTTGCCTTTACTTTCTTTGTCGATGCTTTTCTGACTTGCGGCTTAGGCGATTTTGCCATATCATACAATGTTGTTTCCTTGAACTCCGTCATGGGGTTTCCAATCTCAACCTCTCTCACACCAACATCAACAACTTCAGCCCATGAAGGCATAATCGTTCTCTCGCCACTTGCATCCTTCCCCATGTGTGCAGGATCAAACTCAATTATTGATCCTTCCGTACGCAAACGATCACCGTAATAACACACCTTCATTACTCTTACCTTCATAGCTTTCCTTTCAGAAAAATTTAGAATTAATGACTTGGGGGCAAATGCCCTTTATATTTAAAATAAGCCCAGATCCCACCAGTAAATATAACCAGTCCGAATCCGACCAGGGCCCTTATCAGCGTTCTCCAAAAAGAATCTTTAACGGTCTCGACGAATTTCCTCATCTCCATAACAAATGTTATGTCCGCGTATTCTATCTTTTGCACTTTTTCATGATCCCTAAAATGCTGACTCTCTTTAATTCGGAGATGTGCAATTTCCTCAACAATCACTTCCCTCAAAGCCTTCTTGAGAGATTCTCTGTCGGTCATGGGGCTTCAGTCTCCCGTGCCTCAACTTCAGGCGCTTCGAGCTTTTCTTCAATCTCGCCAAGACTTTCAATAACCGTATCTCTGAATCCCTCAATGGCTTTCGCCTTTTCCATATCCCCTTTCATCTTAACTCTTGCTGCGGCAATCGTTCCTCCACTACCAATGAGAACAGCAGCAACAGGCAGGAAAGCACATCCAGTAAGCGATAGTAAGCATATAGCTGCCATAAGTTTAGCAATAGTTTTTTTCATATTATTTTAATAGTATAATAAAATTCCCCCTGCCACTCCCTCTATTGGCAGAGGGCGCAAACTTCAGTTTTGTTGAGTTAAATACTCACCAGCTATCGGTCTAAGTTCGCCTTTTGTTGAATTTACGCATCTTAAAGAGGGAGTAACTGTCAACCTATTTTCTTTTCAAAAGGCTTCTGGATCAGTTTCATCCCTGACATACCCCCCAAGAGCGATAGCTTCCACATATCGGGTGTCCAACTATGAGCACCAGACCATATTGCCCGCTGCCATTCTGTTACTATACACAACACAATAAGAAGCAGTACCATTCTGGTCATACTCAGGGTTCCGTTTTCATCTTGAAAAATACTCATTATACCCATTAATACCTCTTATTTCTTCCTGATACGAGGGAAGGCAAAATACCTTCCCCCATACAAGATACTAATTAAAACCGCGTTTCTATGGGCCTGGGAACGTGCTCTTCGAGGACTGTCTCTCAAAGATAATTCCAGCTGTAACATTACCAGCAGTATATGTACCACTGATGGTGTATTCAAGCCTTGAATACCTTTCCATCGCATCCGGCACAAACTGAATGGTAAAGTTGTATCCCTGTACCAAAGTGGCAGTAACAATAGTTTGAGTAGAGCCAATGGTAGACAATGAGCTAAATGATGTATTATCATCAGTTTCAAGGTCAATAGTCACATTGGTTCCACCAGCAAACGTAGTCGTTACCTGAATCAGTATCAACATCGGATTACCTGGACCTCTATTGGCTACTCCCAAATCCAACACATTCGTTGAATCTGCAGTCGTGGTTAATGCCTGATCGTCTGAATATAAATTCTCTTTATCAAGAATCATAATTATTCTCCCTAAGTTCTAAGGATTAATACTAATAAAATAACCCTTATGATTCCCATAAGGTTGTCATAAGGTTAAAACTATGTTACCTGTGATTCTGTCTGGAGTAAACCGTCTACCCTCTTGATTGGTATGCCCTGAAAGGTCATTACACGGTTAGGGCCACCAAAGTCCTGGAATGACAGTTGTACGTTAGCTTTTTCAACAGCCTTCTTTGTGAGTGCAGTATATACAACACGGTCACAATACCATACGAGTCTGCCACCTGAAAGATTTTCCATCTTAGCGTGCATACCGTCAATCATATCGTTGATAAGGTCTGCAGACGAATCTGAGCCACTACCAATAGTAAGCAGGGCGCTTACGTCAATATTTGCGATTCTTACAACGTGCCTCCAATCCCTAACCGAAAGACCGACTTTCCATAAGTAACGAGTCTGATAAACCACTCGCTTACCACCACTAGAGTCTGTTTCGGTCTGAACGCCCATATCTTCATGCTGCAGTCCAGCAGTTGTGCCTTTTGGAAAGAAAGCATGAGTGTGGTTATCGGACCATTTAATCAGCCACATTGAGGTATTATCAGCACCAGAACCGCCAGCGTCTATAATCTGTCCGCCATTATCGGCGGATGTGTCACCAAATCTAGGTGCAAGACCTAAAAATTCTTCTGGATCGGTATCTGTGTTGCCATAGAACAATGTCTGTACAAATTCGTGATTCATAGCCTGAAAGAATGCCTGATCTTCGGAAAGCCTGAGAGCTGCTACATCGCCACCTAAGTCTCCCAAATCTTTGTCAAGAATTGAGAATGCTTCAAGGATGCCTGCTGTATCGTCAACCTGTACGGTTGTTGATTTAGATGGTGTGGTGTAACCATACAGCTTTCTCCATGTGGTTGAGGGAAGACCGCTTCGCATTGTGGTCCTGTGGCCAGTTTGCGTGTTTCCTTCCAACACAACCATGTCTTGCATAACTTCGTTTGTCTCTGCCAACAACTCGATTATCGTAGCGATTTTTTCGCCATTAGGATCGAGCCGTTTGACTTTATCTGCAATATTCAGATAAGTCGTTCCTACTGTTGCCATGATATTCCTCCTACGTTAATTTAGGCAATAAAAAAGGACATAGTACGAGGAGTCGTGGCTCCACGATGCCATGCCCTTTAATATCACCAGCAAATAAAAACTGCCTCTACTTATCCTTTCGAGTGAGAAGGATAAAGTATTTCCTTTGCTTCCTTCGGTGTTGTTTTCCCTGCTGCACCGCTACCGAAAGAAAACGAATCTTCACCTATTTTTTCACCAACTACCATAAATGCTTCTACGAAAACAGGGTGGTTTCCAAGCCCTGTACTGTCTAAAAGCTCTGGAAGTCCTTTTACATTCAACGCTTCCATGCCTTTCTTGGCGACAGCAAGATTTTCATTTAGCTTATCACCAGTCTCCCCTACAAACTTTACATTTGATTTTACTTCCTTTACCCAGCCATCCATTTCGGCCTTGTGTGCCGCAATCTGGCCTTTGTTCAATTCAGCCTGCAGATTAATCAGACCCTGAGTCTGTTCGGCCGACATCTTATTATCATTAACAAAACCAAGGAATTTCTCTTGTATTTCTTCATTTATCTGTGCACCTTCGGGGAATTTGAGGTCTTCGGCCGTTACTAATTCTGGGGCACCCTCTTTCTTCTTTTTATCCTCTGGCTCTTCAGGA